CATTATTAAATAAAATTGTATGTAATATGAATATAGATGATGAAATAGTATTATGTGATAAAATACCATTAGTATAATACCGATGATTTATATGATCAACTGATAAGTCAAACATTGATGTCTTATAATTCTTAATTTCAATAGATTTAACAAAACTATCACCACTCTCAGTTTTAATCAAATCACCAATTACCAAATCTTTAACGAAAACCTCTTCATAATCAAAACCAAATAATATATGTTTATCAGCACATTCTATATAATCACCATTTGATAAGACTACTTTCCAAATTCTATAAGGTTGTGTTGTGTGTATTTCAGGAACAACAACAAATCCAGTATCAGACATAACTCTCAAACCACTAACCTCATATGATTTTAATATCTTCTTAGAAACATCATCTTCATCTAATGATAATTTCCTATATTCTATAATCTCAATTTTCTCTATTAATTTATAAAGAAAATAAAGTAAAATACTTTTTAACTTTTTAAAAATTGGATACATTTATTAACAACTTTATTTTTCTTATAAACTCCGACTTTTACTAACTCAGAATCATATATATAATTTCACAACACTTCAAGTTCAATTACTTAAAATGTTTATACATGAGTAGATTGTATATTTAAGATAATCATATATATTTTTATCACCTTTATACATGAATAATAATTTATACATAGGCATTTCAACAACTTTCATAAATCCATCTTTATCAATTATCTCACACGTCACTTTCATTATCAAGGAGTTACATTTACCTACCTGACGACTTGCCATTAATATATTAAATCTATTATTAACAAAGTTATCTAATATTTCTTTTTGATAATCTCTTAATTTTATGGATCCAATTGATCCATCTTCTGTTTTAGTTTTACAATATTTCTCAGTAAAGTATTGTATATCAAGGGCACATCTAACATACTCTTGTTGTTCTTCATTAGTCATTCTAAAAGAAACATTAGCTCTTCTTATCCCAACTTCACTTTGATACCAAGGGTTCTGATATCTTTTTAATACCACCCCATCATTTATTTTATATGTTGATTCATCTACAATTTTAGTAGAAAAGATCATTTGCTTTTCAACTTCTTTTGGATTTACTGCCATAAGGAAAAATATATTTTATTATATATATATCACAAAAGTGTTTATGTATTTATGGCAGGAAAAGAGAGAAGTGAAAGAGAGAGATTAAAAGATGAGTTTGAACAAATTCAATCTGAGAGCACGGCATTTGATTTTTCATTACATCTAGCTAAGGGTGAGGATTTACCAGATTTGGGTGAAATTGAGATATATGATTATGATTCGGATTTAACTGTTGCTAGTGAACAATCAACTAATATATTAGAGTCATTAGTTGATTTATATTTAGGTGATGTTCCAAATTTAAAAGAACATCCATATATAAAGAATAAGATGAAAGAGGATGCTACGGTTTATGCCGAATCTATATTTTTAACTAAGATGACTAGAAAGAACTTTCTAACACAATTAAGACAAATTGATAATGGTGATAATTCCGCTAGAATGCATGAAGTTGTCAATCAAACAATTGGTCAAGTTAGAGAAAATGCTAAATTTATAGGAGGACAAAAGACTGAATTAGAAAAGTTCTATAAAACACTTAGAAAGGATTTAGGATATAGCGATGTTGATAACCAGGAACAGAATAATCAAGAAGAAGTTGATGCTGATTATTCTAGTGGTGAAGTTACTGATAGTAGAAAATTAAATGATCTAATTAAAAATGCTATGTTAGGAAAGGCAGAGGATCGTGATAAGAAGTAAGTTAAATCTATTTTCTATGTTTAAATCTTTCGAATAATTTTATCAGATTTTGATATTCCAATTTAACTTTTGTTTTTATAAATCTTCTAAGTTTATTTTCGGTTACTTGATTAACATATAGAACATTATAACCATCCTTTATAATATCCTTTATTCTTAATTTAACAGTATTATTATCAGTATTACTAAGTAAAATATGCAATAGATCATTACAATCAATAGCTAACTGGATAGTATTTAAATCATCATCATAAAAGTGAATATCATCATATTTTTTAACTTCTTCATCAGTAAATTTATCACCATCACTCTTAAATCCAATTAAATGTTGTATAATTAGTCTAACTTTCTTATAAGAGATATTATCATTATCTCTATCAAAGAATGTTTCTGATATGAAATAATATTTCTTAATGGATAAACCATTTTCTTCTAATTTCTTCTCTATTTTTTTAATTATCTTCTCATAATTTGCTTTATTATTCTCTGAACAAATAAAATAAATATCATCATTCAGGTTCTTAATATGTAAAATGTTATCCAATCTCAGATCATAATCAATTGTATCAATTACATCCTTATTCATAAACTCTTGCATTGAAAATGCTAAGTTTCCTAAATCACATTTATTAATTTTACACTTAACTTTTATAGCTTCAAATATATCAATAGGTAACCAATAAACGTCACTACTAAAATCAACTCTATTACCTTGACTTTTATAAATACCATTTTTTATTAGATTAAAATCATTTTTACTTATTCTCATAATAGGGTTATTTGGAACACTCTTATCTATTATCCAAACTTTACTATCTGATTTTAAAATCGTCTCAATATCAAAAAAATGTGCTATCATTATATTACTATTATATTTTAGGTATATATAAAATATAAAATCACATCATTTAACTATGTGATTTTATTTTAACATATCTTTACTCAAAGCGAAATCATATAAAGTTGTTAGGTTTAGATGTTTTATAAAGTTTTCTCTAACTTCTCTAAGATCTTTACTCTTTTTCATAATATTCACTACTATATATCCAAACTCTTCTTGGAACTCTAAATAACACTCTACCCAAGGTTTGTTATAATTCTCAAATGATTTCCATTCGTCATATCCTCCGGTTAACCAGAATAAAGATTTCTCAGGAGTTATATTCTCCAATACTATATTTTCTATTTTTATATCCCAAACAAAATCATTATAATCAACTCTTCTCATTAATATAGAAACGGCTTCAGCTACATCACTTGTTAAATCATTACCAATTTCAAAAAAATACTCATTTTCTTCTCTGCTTATGTTAATACTATCATAACTATAAACATCAATTTTACCTCTTGTTTTGAGGTCCAACTTTCTTCTTTTCATAAAAAATATTTATTTTTTTTAAGAAACTAATCTATTACCGGATTCACGACCATTAAATCTACCTGATTCCCATATTCCATTAATCCAAATAGCACTTTTAGTTTTAGAATCTTTATCATCTTTTAAACCACCAAAGGTACCATCTTTGAAAATACCATAAACCCACTCACCGGATATAAAATCTCCACTTTCCCAGATTATAGTATTATTCTTAATTTCTATATCAGCGTTCTCAAATTCACATTCAATTAACCACTCACATTTATTATCTTTTAATATCTTATTGATTTCTTTAAGGTTTGTATATTTAACCTTCTGACCTTTATACTCACAGATGAATCCTTTATATCGCATATTGTATATATTTAGATTTAACACCTTCGAAATACAAATAATTTAGAATTAGGTGGTTTTTTAAAATTTTAGTAAAAATATTTAATTAGAATATAACAAAAATTTCATTTCTTCATTTTATCACGAATGATTGAGGCTCTTTCATAATCTTCATTCTCTAAACAGATAGCTAACTCTTCTTCTAATGAAATTGATGTAATAACTTCTTTAACTTCTTCAACCGATTTAACTTCTTCAACCGATTTAACTTCTTCAACCGATTTAACTTCTTCAACCGATTTAGCTTTAAGTTTTCTAGTATCATAAACTTCATACTTCATTTTCAGAAGTGTATCTTTCTCTCTTTTTGATAGACCAGATATATTATCATTGTTAATAATCATATCTTTATAAGCCAATGGATATGTTTTTGATGTATAACCAGAAATCTTATAAGCTATAAGAGGTCCATTATGTACTACCCATAAATCAGTATAACAACTATTTTTCAGATGTATTAAAACTCCATCAACTAAAGAAAGTGAGGAATTTATAATATCTAACTGATACTTATTATACTTTAAACTGATTCTTCTTATATCCAATCCTTCTAAACTCGTTATCATATAATTTATGTTTTATTTGTATATTTTTTAAAGATACTTAATTTATATCAATAATCAACATTTTAGGATTATTATTTTTAATATATATATACAAAATATAATATATTAATATGAAATATCTTAACAAAAGAGAAGACTTTCTAAGAAATACTAAATTAAATGAAGGATCATCCGATTTAATAAGAAGTTCTAAACCATCTGGTTTAAAACCTTATACTTCTATAAATGAAGATGCCGGTCCCTTTTATAATGAAGTTGGTTGGAGTGAGTCTCTATTAGGTAGATTAATGAGTCATATTATCAGAAAAGCTAAGATTGCTTTGGATATGGTCAGAATAAAACCGGTAATAAAAAGATTATACTCCGAGATGGATAGAATAAGTGCAGAAGGTGTTATTCTATCAACTGATGGTATGGAAGAATCTATTGCTAGATATAAACTAAGTGAAATTTATGGAGCTCTAACCAAATCAATTGAAGAAGAAGAAGAAATCTCATCAATAAAAGGATTAACAATAGAATCAATATCTTTAACTAAATCACTTGAAGTAGAATCAAAGGATATCTTATTAGAAGAACTAGAAGGACTTAAGAAGTTTCTCGATGAAGTTGAAACGGATAAAACGAGCGAAGATGAAACAGGTGAAGTGGTTAATCAATCATCATATGGATATATGATAAAAAACCTCACATCACTATCAAATATTATATCAAATTATAAAAAGCCGAAAAAAGCCGAAGTAGAACATCGTAAATACACATACACAACAAAACAAGGAGATACTGTAAGAAAAATACAAATAAACACAGTGTCTAATCCTAAGAAGTTAGATATAAGTTCTATAAGATCTAAGAATGATAAATCATTAAAATCTTATCCAGGTGATGATGATATGTTAAAAATTGGTTTAGAACTTATTATGGAAAGTAAATTCGGAACCGGTGGTTCTACGGATAGGAATGTTATAAGATCAGGAGAAGATAATTTAAGACAAGCTCTTAAAAACCTTAATATATCAATAAATAGTTTAATCGATATAAAAGATAAAGGAGTTGGTTTAAATTTCGAAAACATATCTGAGTTAATTAAAAATAAAATGGATCCAGAAACTAAAAAGTCAATAATATCTTTATATTCAGATGTTAAAAGTTATTTAGTTGGTAAAAACTCTAAAACTATACAAGAACCAAGTGCTTTATTTAACGAAGGTTTAAATGTTTCTGAACCAAAAGAAAGATTAGTTATAGCTGAAAAGATTGCTAGATTCTCAAAAAGAGCTTTACAATTTAAAGGAACCGGACTAGAAGGAGGTTTAGGAGATTTAAAGTCACCGTTAATGGATTTTATATCCACAATGGATTTTATATTAAATAATGAGATAAAATTAGAAGTAGAATCTAAGGTTAAAGAATCTTTGTTAAAATATGATAAGTTTATAAGATTATATGAATCTGATGAATCTGATGAAGATAATGATAGTAGTCAAAATGATAGAAGTGTTAGTGATCCAGAATCAGGAACTAAATCAGAGAAAATCAAAAATTACTATAATTCAAAATGTAAAACTGTTAAAGAATATGTGATGGATAGAACCGAAGCTGAAAAGCTGAAAAGTAATCTAGACGAATTAGATGAAAAATCTAAAAAAGGTGATTTTATAATAGATGGTTTAGATCCGGTTATACAAATTATTAGACTATTTAATAGAGCTTATAAAATATTCACAGTTAAAACTATAAGTAATCGAGTTAGTGGTAAGGTAGCAGCAAGTGTATCTAATGATTATACATCTTATAGTGGTGGTGATACTTTAAGTGGTGTAAGTGGTCCTTATAGAAATAATAAGCTATTTAATATGTGGGAAGATGCAGTACTTAAGATATTAGGAGATCCTAAATATCAATACATCTTCAATAGTAATACAAAACTTAGAATAGCAGATGTTCCTAATCCAAAAAATAAAGAGGATTATAGATATGTTGAAAAGGGTGGATCTATATTAAGAACATTTATGACCGATATATTAGATGGTGAAGAATTATATAAAATATCATGATCTTCATCAAATAAAGGAGTTCAGGAGAAATTTCTAACTAAGTACTTCGGTGATGTTTCATTAGAAGGTCAACCAGATTTAACAATGACTCCTTTAGAAGGAAAAGAGAATTCTGATAATGCCACTCTAATTGATAATAATGCAATTAAATTAGAATTTAAAAAAGTATCAAATAACTCTATAACAGAAAAACAATATTTTGTGATAGATTATAAAACAATTAACGATAAAGGAGAATTAAGTGATATTAAAAAAAGATACTTCTATATAAATGATTATTTAAAATCAAATGGTGAATATAACTTATCATATTGTGGATCATTCTATTTCTTTTATAAATATATAACTAACTCACCAAATAAAGAAGCTTCTGATGGTCGTAAGAAAACCGTTACAAAAGGATCCTTAGATAATTTAGAAAATTCAAATACATACAGAGTTAAAGATGATAATACACTCAAACCATATAACATGAAATATACTCGTATTAAGAATATTAAAGGCTTAATAACACCAAATCAAAAAATGAATTTTAAATCAATAAAGAATGATAGAAGAGATATAGAAGATGAGAATATTCAAGTTATAAACTCTTACTGGTTATGTATGAAAGACATCCCTTGGACAATGATTTATGATGTTGATAAATTTAACAAAATGTTCACATTTGGAGATTCTAATAAAATTTCGGATGTTAAGACACACTTAGGGAGCTCATCATCCGATATTAAAATAACACAAATATGATGAGAAATATTAAAAACTATAAACTATTCCTAGAAGATAATGGAAACGAGGAGTTAAATGTCTCAATGGCTAGACAGAATTTAGAAACATTTAATAAAAATATAACAGAATATAATTCAAGTAAATCAAGTTTAAGTGATTTATATCTAAATATTGATACCAAAACAGGTAGTATGTTATATAATAATGAAGATTTGAAATTAAAAGTTGAATCAATTGTTGGTAAAGAAGATATTCAGAATGGTAAAGATAGAAATCCTTTACTATTAGATTTAATGAGTGTTTTAAGTTTACAAAGAAGGTTAATAGTCTTACAAAGTAGAAATGATAAGGATACTGAATCAGAAAATGATTTACAAACTCAGATATCAAGTGAGCAAAATGCAGATACTAAAAAATCTCTTGTAGATCAAAATAAGATAGTAAGTGATAGAATTATTAAAAACAATCAATCAATAACACAGTTGTTAACTGATATTAATTCATCTAACAAAGATCATATAGATAAAATGTCAAGTATGGAAGAAGATTTGAAAAATAATATAAACAAAATATCCAATAACTGAAAAATGACTAAAATATGATTTTTAAATATTATATATACAATAACTAAAAAAAATTAAAACGAAAATATGGCAATTCAAATTGGAAAATACAAGAGACCAGGAATCTTCTTAGAAGAATTTAACAACTCAGTTATCCAAACTACAATAGTTGATGGAATTACTAACTTAGTAATAGGTGTTTCTAAAAAAGGACCTGTTAACACACCAGTTTTGTTAACAAATGTAAGTGATTTAGAAACTATCTATGGTCAATTAGACAGAGGATTAGAGAGAAAGGGATCATTCTTTCACAGAACAATTTCTAAGATGTTAGAAAGTTCACCGGTTTATGCAATGAATCTATTAGTAACAGATGATACATTAGATGTTATAGAATATAAATCTTTATCAACTTCTTCTGATTATAAAAATGATATCGAAAGAGTTGGACCTTATAGAAAGTTCCATGACACAACCGGATTTTGGAAGAGAGATACTGATTCTTTCATAAACTTAACAAAAAATAATACAGGATATGATAACAGAGCTTTTAGTTTAACTAATCTTTCTGATAGAAATGCTACTGTTTTTATTTTTAAAACATCAATAAGCGGATTTGATAGAACTCTTATTGATTGGTATGGAGCAGCTGAGAAAGTTCCACCATATGTAAACATTAATGACTTAGCTTCCGATTATATGGTTGATGTTGTTGTTGTTGGTGGTGATTGGTCAAACTATAAAGACTTATCTATCGATCCAAGATGGTCTGCTTATTTCAACTCAGAAGGTCTTAGAAAAGATCAAGTAAGTAATTTTGCTAATGATAGAAATGTTACAACTTTATCTTATTATGAAGGAATTTCATTAATTCCATATTTCAGAGATAATAACAATAGAAATATTTTTATAGAAACTGTTATAAATAGAGATACTGATAAGAGTGGTATATTCTGCGCATTTAATAACGATTTAGTTGAAGTTGATTACTTCAATGGTAAG